TTAGTATGAGATTTGATGAAACAGAAGTATTTAATAAGATTAAAAAAGAAATTAAATAATTAGTAAAATAAAAATATAATATGTAAATTAGGAGGCGTTATGTCGTGGAATTTTGATGATAACAACAAAACTGAAGCTCAAAAAAAGGCTGATAAAGAGAGAAATATAAAACTTGGAGTTGCTGTTACTGGCGTATCAAGTTTAGCATCAGCACCAGGTAGAAAGGCTGCAGGTGCAGCACTTAATGTACTTAAAGGTGTTACTGCTGCTCCATTGGGAGCTGGATACGGTTTACTTCAAAGTGCAGCATCAGTATTAAGAGGTCAAGGTACAGGCGGTGTTTTTGGAGAGGTTTTTGAAAAATTTAGAGCAAGTACAGCACCAGCAGACGTAGGCGGTGGATCTACACCTAATATATCTGTAAAAAATAATGTAACTCAGGGTGCTTCTAAAATGAATGTTCTTGAAAAAACAAGTAATCTTACTAAAGGAACAACTGTATATGATACAGATCTAGCAAAAAAAGCTGCTAAAAATATTGGAAAAGCTAACACAACTGTTACTGGTTTACCAGGTAAAGAAAAAATAGCAACACGAATAGCTAAGGACACAGCAAAAAAAACAGGACAAACAGTTTTAAAGTTTCCTAAGGTAGGTATGCTAGACTTGGTTGGTGCTTTTGCTCCATTTATTAAGATGGCTCATAAGGATATAACTTCAAAATATAAAGAAATTTAAAAAATAAAAATATTTATTAACAAAAGAAGGAGAAGTAATGGCTAAAGAAAAAGTCGATCTTCGTAAAGAAGCAGAAAGTAAAATGGAATCACTAGTAGAGCAACACAATGAACTTGCTGGGCAAATTCAAGAAGGAAATGCTAGACTAGCAGAAGTAAAACAAATGATCATTGAGCATCAAGGATATATGAAAGGTCTTGAAGCTTGCGATAAAACCTGTGAGGAGAAAAAATAATGGGACCAATATTAGGAAAGTTACTAACTAGTTTAGGAACTGAGAAACTGTTGAAAGCAATCATCTTACATTTAGGTGATTTCTTAGTAAGTAAATCATCAAATAAATTAGATGATAAACTATGGGCTGAAGTTAAAAAAGCTCTAAGTAAAAAATAGGAGGTACCATTGAAACTTAAGCAACGTGGTATAATAATACCAGACCAGCATTATCCATTAGAAGATAAGGCTGCAGTTAATTGTGTAGTGAAAGCTATACGTAAAATAAAACCAGATATATTTGTTAATCTTGGAGATGTTGGTGAGTGGGAATCTGTTTCTGCATGGAAGTATAAAGATAAGAAGCTACCACCACTTGAGTTTCAATTACCTATTGTTAATGAAGATATACGATTGGTTAATGAAGGGTTAGATGTTTGGGATGAGGTTTTAGATGAAGTCAAATGTAAAAAGAAATATTTATTACAAGGCAATCACGATCTCTGGTTGGATAATTTTTCTAACAAGTATCCCTATCTTAGTAATTACAGCTTTTTTAAAGCGTGTAAAATAAAAGAAAGAGGATACAAATATACCGAATATAACCTACCAATACAAATAGGAAAGCTAACATTCTTTCATGGAGCATTTGCTACAACATATCATGCAAAGAAACATTTAGAAACCTATGGAGAGAATGTGATGTATGGACATACACATGATATACAGAGACATACACTAACAAAGCTTAATGGTAATATTGGTGCTTGGTCTATGGGTTGTTTGAAAGATATGTCACATGAACAAAATAAATGGCTTAAAGGTAGATTACATAACTGGGGTCATGCATTTGCTGTTGTTGATTGGTATAACAATGGTGAATTTAAAGTGGAAGTAGTGGAAATAATAGATGGTAAAACATCTTTATGGGGAGAGATAATAGATGGGAATATATAATACATCAACTGGTAAAGGACAAGAATTTAAAGGAACATCTATAAACGATAGTAGAAGAAAGTATACTTTAAAAACAAAGTCTAAAAAGAAAGTTAAAGCTGTATCTATGGATGAAATTACTAGAGGTAATGTATTCTGTACACAACTTAGGAAAAAAGCAAATGCCTAAGAAAACAATTAATATTACAAACTTTAGTGGTGGTCTTAATAACAATACATCACCAAGAGATTTAATGGATAATGAGTTTCAAGCATTATTAAATCTAGATAATGAAGTACCTGGTAAAATTAAATTGATAGGTAATGCAGCTGAAAATTTAACAGCTAATGCTTTAGATGCTCTTAGTTCTGTAAACTATGGTAATGGAATACATAATACAAACTTTGATAGAAATTTAAGCGGTGCTGAGACTGTAGCTGAAACAGAGTATTTATTTATACATGATAAACCAAATACAAAAGTTGTTGCATTAGATCTATCTGGAGGAGGACATGCTTTAGAATCTTCTTCTTTTGACATAGACTATGGTAGTGATAATGCTTTGTTGAATATGTATACTATTGATGGTGTAGTCAGGGTAGTTCCTCATTATGGCAGTGAAAATAATCAGCCAAAAACTTTAGCATACTATAAGTATTCTAGAAATTTAGGAGCTACTGATGTTAACGATGCTAGAAATGTTTTAAGTACAGGTACATATAAAGTAGTAGATATGTTTGTAGCACCTATTCGTGGTGGTAGTTCAGCTGCTCCATATAGTTATGATGTAAATGCTTTGTATAATCACGCTACTCCAGATTCTAATAATCAAAATATTAATTTATTTAAACCAGAGTTTGGTAGTGAAGTTTATATGCCAAGAGCAAATGTACTAGCAAGTATTAGTGGAACAAATTTTCAATATCAAAGTATGAATGATTGGCTAGAGTTAGAGTTAGATAACTATGAAACGTTTTCTAGCAATGCTTATGATGTTGA